GGATTATCACCTGAGCGCGGCCATGTACTGCGAAACTGCGGCGCTTGACCAGTTCTTCTGGATTTTCGTCAACAAAGACGAGAACTACCACTGGATCGCCATTATCGAGGCATCCGAGGAATTACTGGAACTCGGCATGCTGGAATACCGCAAAGCAATGCGCGCGATAGCGAACGGTTTTGACACCGGCGAATGGCCAGCGCCTATAACCGACGACTACACCGATGAACTGAACGACTTCGATCAGCGCCGTCTTGAAGCGCTGCGCGTACTGGCATAAGGGGGGAGTAACAATGTCCAATTTAGTAGCCACAACTGACAACCAGACTCAAAGGATCGACAACATTTCCATCCTGACGAACGGTGAACTTTTCGACCGCCTGCGCACTCTCTCCGAGGTAATGGCCAATAGTGGAAACTTCGTGCCCGAGCATTACCGCGGGAAACCAGATGCGTGCATGGCTGTTGTAATGCAGGCCGCTCGCTGGGGCATGGACCCGTTCGCGGTCGCACAGAAAACCTTCATCGTGAATAATTCCGGTGTGCTTGGTTATGAAGCGCAACTGGTTAATGCGGTGGTCAACAATATGGCACCGACAAAAGACCGCATTCACTTTGAATGGTTTGGCGAGTGGGAAAATATCGTTGGTCGGTTCGTAGAGAAAACCAGTTCGAAAGGCAATAAGTACATCGCGCCTGGCTGGGATTTAAAAGATGAAGCTGGCGTAGGCGTTCGCGCCTGGGCAACACTGAAAGGTGAAAATGAACCCCGCGAACTGGTCCTGATGCTTTCGCAGGCACAGGTCCGCAATTCAACACTGTGGGCGAGTGATCCGCGCCAGCAACTGGCCTATCTCGCTGTTAAGCGCTGGGCGCGTCTGTACTGCCCGGATGTGATCCTCGGCGTCTATACCGCCGATGAAATTGACGAGCGCGAGGAAAAGATAATTAACCCTGCCCACGCCGAAAAAATCACGCTGAATGAAATAACCAACACCGTGGGCACCTCAGCTACCGCGCAGGAATCAGCAGTTAATGTTGACACCGTTGCGGACGATCTACGCGACCGCATTGATACCGCAAGCTCTGTTGACCAGGCCAAAACCATCCGTGTGGATATCGAATCGCAGAAAGCGTTGCTGGGCACTGCGCTGTTCACTGAGCTGAAAAATAAGGCTGTAAAGCGCTACTACCTTGTTGATGCCAAAAACAAAGTTGAGGCTGCGATTAACTCCCTGCCACAACCAGGTGCGGATGATGCAGAAGCACGATTTGAAGAAGTCGAAAAGATGCTCCTGGCGGCGAAGCGTCACCTGGGGGACGAACTGCACGATCAGTACCGTATCACCCTGGACGACATGAAACCGGAATACGTGGGCTAAGGGAGGCGGGAGGGTTGGCCCTCCCGTTTAAGGAATAAATATGAGCCATAAAATTTCTTCCCCACGCCGTCATTACCTGCGCGCTACAGCAGCATCTATGCGCAAAAACGGCAGCACCCTACGGGAAATTGCTGAGTTTTTGGGTGTTGAAAAATCACAGGTTAACACTCTGATCAAAGAGTTTGAGCGCTGCAAAGGAGTGACGACATGCGACTAATTAACCGAGGTAATCAGCAATCCCCGTTAGCGCGCCAGGCATGCGACCTAGCGCTGGCTGCCCACCAACGACGTTACGGCGATTACGGTCGAAGCAAGATGAAAGAGACCTATACGGTGAAAGTGGAAGGCGTGAAGGTCTGGGTTGAGGTGGTGAACCGGAAGGCGAGTTACGTGGCCACGGCAATGACCGGGATGCGGCGACTGCGATCCCTACCTGGGCAGGTTTCCTGATAACGAATAATTCTTTGGAAAAAATATTATGAACGAACAACAAAATAATGAACAAATTGCCGAGCCGGGTGCAGTTGAAATGCTATCAAGAGCATCCATCGCAGATGTACTTGCACAGCGTATTACCGTTATGTCTACCAGCCCCAAAATGTTGGAAATCATCGATAAACGGGTAGAGAAATTCCTCGTTGATGTCATCGATGACTCGTTCTCGTCGTGGGGTGACTTCAGCAAAGGCGCGAAAGAAGCCTTTAAAAATGCTCTCCCTGGCAACATTGATAGCGTCATTGATCTGGCCCGCTACAACTCCATGATCGCCGACCGCCTGAGTGCGGTGTTCGCAAGCAGCAATATCACCAACGACATGGTGCAAAAGGCTGAGAAAGCGCTCAAAAATGCGATGGAAGAAGATCTTCTACCGCCAGTAATCAAGCTCAGCGTCCTGCTGGAGGCATTCATTGATGACCACGCTGAGCAGGCTCGTGAGGAAAACTGGGAATTCCCGGACTTCCGGCTCATCGACAGCGAGAGCGTTCTGAGTACGGAGTATAAGCACTTCTATTTCGATAAGAGCAAAGAAGGTTATAGCCGCTATAGCAGCGAACGCAGTAAATATAGCCTGGATAACTGCCTGGACATGCGTGCGATTGAAGGTGAGCAGATCGACGGAGACCAGGTGTTTGAGGTTTACAGCGCCAAGATTGATGACCAGTTCGTGCAGCGCATCGTTAATACCACCGGGCTGCGTTCCAAGTGGGAAAAGATGGTGTTCGCGCTTTATTACGGCCAGTCGAAGATCGTTATCGACTGCGACCCGGATGACTACGGCTACCCGGGCTATGACTGAATCATTCAGGAATAACTGATAACGATTTATCAACGTCACAACACCGGCACTTTTATACTCGTGCCGGTTACCTGAGGTGAACCATGTCACAGGTGATTTTTAACGAAGAATGGGTTGTTGAGGCCAGACTCTCCGAAAAAACAGGTCTCTCGGAAGGTCAAATAAAAAGCTACCGACTGCAATTATGGATCGAGGGAGTTCACTTCAAACGCCTGACCGCTCTCGGCCAGACTGACAACTCCAAAGGGCTGCTTTGGTACAACTACCCGAAGATTAATCAGTTAGTTCAGGATGCTTAATGAAATACCCGACTGGCGTAGAAATACATAACGGAAAAATCAGGATTTCATTTACTTTTCGCGGCATTCGCTGCCGCGAAGTCTTGCGTGGCTGGGTTGCTAACAGCAGCAATATCAAAAAAGCGGGAAATCTGCGTGCGCTCATAACGAGTGAGATACAGCTTGGCACCTTTCGCTATGCAGACCGTTTCCCCGAGTCAAAGGCGCTTAAAAAGTTTTCATCAACTCAAAGGGTGTCGACATTTAAAGGGCTTTGCGATGTTTTTCTTTCCAGTAAGGTTCTGGAAGTCAGCGCTGCGTCGTATGCAAATTATGAGTCCGCCGTCACCACTCTCAAAGAGATTGTCGGTGGTGAAACCCGGCTATCTGATATTCAGCATATCGATGTTCTTCGGTACAGAAAAGAGCTGCTCACCGGAGAGGTGGTAAATAAAAAAATACCCTGTTTCAATAAGCAAGGCCGGACACCTTCAACAGTAAACAACATAATGAAAGTCTTGTGTGCGATCCTCAGGCTTGCGCAAAGAGATCAAATCATTACCCCCGTTCCACACGAAAATGTAAAAATGCTGACGGTATCCAAAAAAGCACCAGACCCCCTGCTTTTTCACGAATACCAGGCGCTGATTGCTGCGTTGCCTAAACCACAAAGTCTGATGTGGGTTTTTGCCGTGCATACCGGATTGCGTCACGGGGAGATTTGCGCACTGGCATGGGATGACATTGACCTGGATAAAGGTGAAATACATATAAGCCGGAATATCACGAATAAAGGCCTGTTTGTTCCACCCAAAACAGCGGCCGGCGAACGCACAGTAACGTTACTTCAGCCAGCTCTGGAGGCAATTAGAGAGCAGTTTTTGCTTACCGGGAGCAGAGAGAAAACAGAAATAACCTTTCATCACAGAGAGCACGGACTGACTGAGCAACAGAGCATTCGGTTTGTGTTCTCCCCGGGAAGCCAGTCGAAGACTAAGAGCCCATATTTTGCACGAGGAAGCATTGGCGGCAGCTGGAAGAGAGCAGTGAAACGCTCTGGCATTCGGCGGCGTCCACCCTATCAGTCACGCCACACATATGCGTGCTGGTTGCTGTCTTCCGGGGCAAATCCGTCGTTTATTGCAAGTCAGATGGGGCATGAAAATGCTAAGATG